CGCGCGATGCGTTTCTGCGCCAATCGGATCAGCGGTGCCGCCGCACTCCATACCGCGTCAATCTGTTCAGGGCGGATAGGAATGAAGTCTGCGCGCATATTAGCAGGGTTTCCCGCCTCTGTCACCCGTGCAGCCTCACTATGCTAATGGTAGACGCTGGGGCCGCAGGTGCGAAAGCCGTGGCCGATGCCGCCTCTAAAAAGCCAGCCGTGCTGTCAACCGCCCACATGGCTTCTAGGTAATCGCCCGCGCTAATGTCAAAAGCCGCCGTGCGGCTGGTGACCACCGACGCGCCATTGTTGTGCAGCGTATTGATCATCGTCGCACCCGGCACATCAACGCCATTCAGGCGCGGCCAGAAATAGAATTTCACGTCGCTGCCCGATGTTGAGCTAATCTGCGCCGAAAAGCTGACTTGGTAATATCCGGCCTCCGCGAACACGATCCGCGACGCAGGCGTGCCGTTTGCAATCCCGTCAGACAGCGTGGATGTATATGTCAGCGCGTAGGCCGTATCCGCCGCCACTGCCGTCACATCCGCCGTGATTGACCCATTGTAGTGACCGTCTTCCAGCACGATCTGCCGAAACTCGCCGTCCTTTGACACCACCGGATAGCCGTTGGCGTCGTCCCAGAGGATGATGCCGTTTTCAGAAGGCGTGTCGCCTTGGCCGAGGAAGTTAAGCCGCACAAGGCCGCGTAGAAGCGCCCGCGTCAGCGCCTGCGCCCACACCCGCAGATCGGGGCCGACAGGGGGCAGTGATGGCGCGCTCATCGCCGCCCCGCTTGCGTGACCTCAATGCGGGGAATGCCAAACCGCCACGCGCCCAAGGTGTCAGCCGTGACACGCATCCGCGCCTGGCGACCGCTGAACCGAATGCTGGTCGGGTTCGTCATCGTGTAGGGGCCGTGCGACGTTTCCGCAGCGTTGGGATAGAGCCGCGTTTTGAACGTCAGCGTCACATCGCCTTGAGTTTTTTCGTCTGGGATCAACCTGCGCGCGTTGAACGTAAACTCGCCGTCGCCAAAATTGGCCGGGCCGCTTTCAGCAAACACCGAAGCAGCGCCATAGTTGAACCCGGCCTCATGGTCGTAAACATCCCCGGTCGCGTCCGCCCAGATCGGCGCGCGGAACACCCCGCGATCAACACCTGCGGTGCGGTCCAATTCGCCGATCAGCCAGTGGCCTTCCTTGAAATCATACGCGACGTATTTGTTGACCTCGGTGCTATCTGCCGAAGGATAGAACCACCACACCTCGCCGTTCTGGCCGTTTGCGACAGCCCACGCCTTGCTGATTTGCGACGTGTTGATGTCGGTGAAAACAAAGTCGTGAACCTCGCAGGGCAATTCACGAACCGCAGACCCGTCAAACAAGAAAAACCCGCGCTGCCCCATCCAGAACACACCCGCCTCGGTCGCAGCCGCCGCTTTGCGCGCAACAATCCCGCAGGATGTCCCCACGCGCTCAAACTGATAAACAAACGGCGGCCCGACATACTGCGCCCGATGTGCGTCAATGTCCGTCAGCACCAGCGTCTGCCCGATGGTCCGCACGGCAGTCATAACTTGGCCGACAGTTTGCAGGATTTGACTGCCCGCCTGATTAGTCGCGGCAGGCGTCCAAGTCGTGTTGTCCTCTTGATCGGACCACTGAACCTTGCGCGGGTCGCCGCCTGCGCCGAGCGCGAACAAGAAACGCTCCTCGGTCACCAGCAGGCCCAAGTTGTTTGCGGGCGAGTTGCTGATCTGCACCGCGTCATTTGACGTGTTGAGTTGCCATTCGTAAAGCTTACCGTCCGCGTTGCTGCACGCGACAAGGTATTCGCCCCAGTTGTCCAGATGCCACACCGTGGCTTCGCCGAAGCTGCCGCTGTCAGGCCGAACCTGACCGTAAAAGCCTGTCCCGTAAAAGCCCGACCCGTAGCCCGTATTTAGCGCCGCGTCCAAATCGCCAGCCGTTAAACCAGATGGCGTAATGTCGTGCGTGATGCCGCCGGACGTAGCCACGATCAGCTTGTCAAACGTGCCGCCCGCAAGCCACCGGTCGCCGTTGTTCGCCTCCCATGCGTGCATCCCGCGCGGGGCGTCGTCGAACATATCCGCGACCCGCTCACGCCAACCGCCAACAGGGCGCAAAGAACCCTCCCGCCAGCGCACAAGGTTGCCATCCCGCCACCGGCCAGAACCCTCAAGGTCGGTGCCGTTGCGGTAGAAACCCGGCGGGATTTGCAACGGGATTAAAGGCATCTATCGCCCCTGCTTTGATCGGTCGCGCACGACCTCGTTATATAAATCGCTGCACTTGGCCCTCTGGATCGTATCTAACGCGCGCCAGGTTTCGACATATGCCCAGTTCCGACAGTGATACCGCTCCGCCTTTAACCGCATGAAAAACACGTCAATGCCATGTTGTTGCGGCATCCCTTCAAGATACGCGCGCGCAGACAATGGCATATCAGCCGTGCCACGGTGCCAGATGACGTTCCATAGGCGTGAGAACACGGATTTGATTTCACGCCAGCGGTTGTATTCAGGGATCATGGCCAGTGCTTGCTGTCTTTATAATCATCAGGAATAGGGTCCGCGTCCATCAAGGCCCAAGCCGCCGCTCGCACAGAGGCCAACCAATCCACGCCCGACATAAACAGAGACACCACCTGCTCGGGTGTTAGCGCGTGTGTTGCGCCTGCCCGATCCCGAAATGGGAACATCGCTTCCAAGTTGCCCGCTGCGATAGCGATCTGCGCCGCCTGCGCTAGAGATGTCAGGTCCGCCTGCACTACAGGCGACCCGCTCACCGGAATGTCGCCGATGCCGGGCACGTTGATCGTGGTGCCCTCGCTGGTGCGCCGGTCGCGCTCTGCGGTAACATCCGCAACGGTCGGCGCGGGCGCGGGCGGCAGCACAAAAGCGCCGTCAACATAAGTCCCACCGATCCGCGCGTTTTCATCGGCAAGCACCGCCTGCCCCGCCACATCGTCCGCGCTTTCGGCCAATACAAGATTGACCACGACGCCGTTTTCTACCACTGCATACGTCGCCATCAGATATACTCCTTCACGACAACATATCCGGCCCCACCAGCCGATGCCCCAGACCCCGCCGCGCCAGCCGCGCCAACCGTGACCGTTTCCGTGCTGCCAAGGCTTGCCGCTGCGACTTTTGCGTAGGCGTATCCGCCGCCACCGCCACAACCGACAGAGGTGCCCGTTGAGGTAGCTCCGCCACCGCCGGGGAATCCGCCCGCATGGCCGTTGAGGCGGGCACCACCGCCGCCGCCGTTGGGGGCGTTGCCGCCTTGGCCGCCATATCCAGAAACGTCAATTGAGCCTCCGCTGCCGCCTGTCATTTGCACGTCACCGGCTGTGCCAGCGCCGCCAGCGCCGCCTTGCGTTCCTGACGCTCCATTACCGCCGTTTGCCGCTGCGTGACTGCCAAAAGACGATGCGCCGCCATTACCGCCGGATGTAGAACCTTCGCCGCCACCGCCGCCGCCCCAAACCTCGACCTCGATGTATTTCAGACCCGCAGGCTTGGTCCAAGTTGCCCCCGCAGTGTATGTGCGGATCGTTGGCTCTAGCCCGCTAGTCAAGGCGTCAATCGCGGCTTTCACGTCCGCTGGTGATGGAACGCCAGCCTCTGTTGCTGTCCCTGCCTCCCATGCTGCTGTGGCATGACCCAGCGCACCGTCCAGAAGGTTTAATTCGGTCGCGGTGGCGGTCACACCGTCGAGAATGTTAAGCTCCGCCGCAGTCGCTGTCACGCCGTCAAGGATGTTTAGCTCTGCCGTGCTGACGGTCGCGCCGTCTAGGATGGCAAATTCTGTCTGTGACACACCACCGAGAAGCGTGTCTAGGTCCGTCCAGTTTGCATTGAGGCTTGCGCCCCAGGTATCTTCGGACCCGCCGACCGTAGGCAGGTTCCAGCTATAATTCACCGTCGCCATTAGGCCACCTCCGTCCAAATTTCCGCCGTTTCCGGCACGTCAGTCCAAATTTCCGCCGTGATCGGCTCAGGTTCCCATTTCAGCCGCGCGCTTGCTGCAAATGCCGCGCTAGCCGCGATAACCGCACTAGCCGCCGTCGCCTTCCGCACATCAACGTCTACACTTACCACACCAGAAACATCGGCAGCGGCGGTTCTGACGCGCTCTGCGAGAGATGTTGTTGTTGCCGCGCAAGATACCACAGCATCGGCGTCAATAACAGAACCATCCAGTCCGTAAGCCCTGACGCCATAAAGGCCCGTCCCGTATCCAGTGCGATAAGCGGTCATCAGTCTAGCGTCACATCAAGGTCAGTTGCGGGGATGCGAAGCACATCTCCCGTTTCAATTGTCTTGGAGTTTGACAAAGCCGCGTAGGCGATCATGTTGCCCGAGGTCAAAGCGTCAAAAATAGCCACGTGCGTGATGGCGCCCCAATTGGCAGTCGCAACAGGCCACTCCACCGCAGCGTTGTTCGTCGCCGTGTCGCCGCTTACCGTGAAGGTAACGGCCTCCCTGACATAAGACCCGCCAGAAACCTCAGTGCCGCCACCCGCTTCGCCAGGCGCGCCCGTGAACAGGCCCAGATACCATGCTGTCGGGCGGGTCGGCGATCCGGTGGTCAAAAGCCATTCCAGAACGCGGGTTTCAAAGGTGTTTGTCAGTGACATGGTTTACCCCATAGGCTTTGCGCGCATACGCAGCGAAGACGACCCAAGAGCCGCGCGCTGGTGTTCGACGCGAAGCGCCTGCATTGATTGCTCTAGAAGCCCGCTCCACACTTGCAGCTTTTCCTGATCGTCCAGATAAGGCGCGGCTTCCATCAGCGCCCCGTAGAGATAAGCGTCAGGCGCAATATCCAGCAGCCAGTTTGTTGTGTTGCTGTCAGACAGCGCCGGAATTTTGCTGTAGTAGGTCAATTCACCGTCCAGCGTGCCGCTCGGCGCGGGCACCACCTGAAACTGCTTCCCGATCATCGTGAAAAACTTGGGCGTGCCTGCCTGAGCATAGCCGATCCGCTCCTCGGACGCCTGATCGGGCGTGACATATTCCAGCGTCGTGATCGGCGTCGTTTTGAGGTGAAACCGGATATTTTGCAGCCAATCCGCAGGAACAGCGAAATACCCCGTGTCAATCTCAGCATCGGCGCGCTTGACCATGCGATAGTCCCGCAGGCGGCGGTTAAACTTGGCCTCCGCGAGCGAGATAAACGACGGGATGACCGTTGTCAGGTCGTCCCGCAGCAGCCAATCCGCGATGGCCGATTGCAATTCGCTGTAGGAGGTAATGGCCATTAGTATTCGCCTTCCCAAGCCTGGCAGGTGCGAAGATTGTGGCAGATGAAGTCAAACTTGGTGCAATACCCGCGACCGCCAGCGTTCACGTCCATGTCATTATAAGGGATGGCTTCCATCTTTTCCATCATGTGGACGCTGTTGTCAAAATACTCGCAATTGGCGCAGAACATGCGCCGCGCCTCAGCCTCTTCGACGTTCATGATGTCGGCATAAGCCGCCCAGAAGTCGCCATTGGCGTCCGGGTCGCTCGACGGCTCTTCCGGGCCGAGATACCAGTTCTCGATGACGTTTTCGGTATTTTCGTCATTTTGCTCCGGCGTGATAAAGGCTTCGGGGCCTTCCATCATCAGCAGGGACGCAGCTTCGCGGACGCGCATCACAAAACCCCTTCGCGTGTTCGGAATACTCGGTTGTCAGCGTCGTTCAGCCACCGCTTCATCGCCTTGGGGTCATCCGCGATGCCCCGGCGCTTCAGGTCGTAATAAACGCTGAGAGGGATGGACGCCACGCGGGACATGTCGCCCCATTTCGTGCGCCGATCTGTAGCGTTGCGGGCGCGGGTGTTGCTTTCGTCGACCTCAAGACGCTGTTCGGTCTCGATGACAAACTCGCCCTTGTCGGTCATGTGCCAGTAGCGGGTGATGCCGGTCATCGGGTCGGTGTCAAAAATGCGCTTGCTCATATCTCGCCCTCAAGGTGAAAGGGGCGAGCCGAAGCCCGCCCCGATCTGATTAGCTGGAGGTCAAATCGTAAGCCGCGCCGTGGGCTTCCTCGTTCATAACCTTCAGGCCAAACTCGGCGATAATCATGCGCTTCTCAGCGTCACCGGTTTTCGCCAGTTCAACCTGCTGGATCGGACGCAGGTAGCAGACCGCCGCGTATTCCGGGTCCAGGAAGAACGCATCGCGCTCCCGCTGGAAACGGTTGGGCACGAAGGTCAGGTTGCCGAAGTCCGACACATACACGTCAGCCGCGCCGATGATGGTGGTCGGGCTGTCGCCCCCTGCCACGCGGGTTTCTGCGATGCCTTGGAACGACGACGCTGCCACCTTGTTGAACGGGCCGGTCATCACAATGGAAGGATTTCCGCCTGCCGTCCAAGCCTGCTGCATGATCGACGTGACCATTGCCTCGGTGAACGCACGTTGGGTGCCGTCCACGCGGGCGTCGGTGCCGTCTCCGGTGGCGTTGGTCGCGTCACCAGCTTCGTCGATGTTCGACACGACCCACGAAGGCAGACCAGCCGTTTCGGGAGGCGTGGTCGAGTTACCTGCTTCGCGGGCGTTGTTGTCCAGCAGGACCGCCTCGATGTCGCGCTTGAGTTCCTTGCCGCGTTTGGCAAGCTGATAGGCGAGTTCGCTGTCGCGGCCCGCTTTATCAACAAACTCAAGACGATCTTCGAGGATCAGGGTGCGGCGACGGATGTGGGTGTAGTTGCCCAGACGGGTCGTCGCTGCGGTGGTGTCGAAAGTCGCCACGTCGTCGCCCGACAGGACGGCGGTGGTCGAAGTCGCCGCGAGGCTGTCCGTCTGCCATTCAAAGAAGGCGTTAGACACGTTTTCAGAGCCGACGTTCGACTGGAACGGAGTTTCTTCCGGCGAGATGTTCGCGATGACGTTGGAAAGTTCCTCGCGGATGCCCTTGGCACCATACGTCTGGAACGTGTTTGCTACGATAGCCATGATTTTCCCTCATAGTAGCGATTTGATGACAGAGGCCGCATCTTTGACACGACCCGTTTGCTGCAGGCGTTGATGCGCCTTTTCTACTTCACCGCGACGACGAGGCTGCGTTCCTCGGGATCCCGCCTTCATCGGCTTCGGGCCGGGTTTCCCCTGACCTTTGGCCTCCGAAATCTTGGCGCGCCCCTTTTCAAACAGCATTGCGTTTCGAGCCATTGCGACGACGCCCGCATTCGTGATGCCGTCCACATCTTGCTCCGAAAAGCCCTTGTTAAGCAGAAAGTCCCGAATTTCCTTGGCCTCTTTCTTGGCCGTCTCGGGGTTTTTCCACTCTGGGATCATTTCGGGCAGGCGGGCCTGTTCAGCTTCCAGTTGCTTTGCCATCTGCTCTTGCATCTGGCGTTGACGGATTTGCGCCACGCGCTGTTGTTCCGCCTGCACAGCCTGGATTTGCTGTTCCCGCTGCTCTTTAGCCGTTTTCCACTTGCGCTCTAGCTTAGTGGCCTCGACGGGGTTCTGGTCATACAGTTTGTCCCAGTCGGGTTCGGCTTGAAGCTGCTGCTCTAGCTGCTCCCGCATACGCGGCAAGAGGGCCGCATATTGTCCCCTCTTTCC